ACCGCCGCAAAAGGAGCACCTAGGGCTATGCTGCCCAGACCAACTATCAGCCCCTCTGTGCCAGCGTCTTGCAGAACTTCACCAAGTGATTCACGTTGAGTACCACGAAGTTTCTGGACTCCCTCAAGACCAACATTGGCCACGGCGTCACCAAACCCGGCACGTGCTGATCTGGCAATCAGCCCACGCCCAGCAATGGCAGACAACAGGCCACGCGCTGCCGTTCCTCCAACAGTGCCTGTACCGGGAGCCATGGGAACTAACAGTTCGCCTGCCAATGCGCCAGCGCCTACGACTACTTCAGGGATAATATCAACCAGATCGTAGACAGAAGTGTTGGTCCCATCCAGCATGACCTTTCTGTCATCTTTTGGCTCAATGCCTACAGCCCTGAGACCATCGGGTGTGACAAAGGGCTGGCCGCTAAAATCAGCAACGCCCCAATTGCCTTTACCGAAGATGCCGTCAAACTCTGCCTTAATCTCGTCTGGATTACCGCTGGCAAGGGCGTTACCAAAGCGAGCACCAAAGTCTCCAACTCCGCTTGTCAGGTCAAACTCTCGCTCAATGTCTACAGCAATGCCACGCTCAATCATTTTATTTGGCAGTGTTCTGGCAAGATAGTTTGTTATCTCTCCATCTGTCATGCCGTCAGGCACATTAACTTGCGTACCGTCCCACAGAGTTATCATTTCTGCCATTGTTGCTTACCTTCTGTTCGGGCGTGTAAAGGCAGGGATGTTATCTGGAACCGCCTGACTATATGACGGAAGCCCGTACACATTTTCCAGAAGCCCAGAGATTTGCCTCGCGTCTCCTTCCGCCTGCTTCTGAAGCAGAGCGTAAGCCTCTCTAAGCTGGTCAATATTAGTAAAGACGCCAGCATCGGGTATGATCTTTTCAATCAGTTTTATTTCCTGTTTGTTAGCTTCTCTGCCGAAAGCCTTAGATGCTATAAGCTGCGCTCTTAGGCGTTTGACCAAGGTATCAACTTTTTGTCCTTCAGTTTTTCCTAAGTTAATGTTAAAAAGAGCAGCAAAGTTTACAATTGAGTTTAGAGCAGCATTGGCACCGCCTGTAACTACCCCCTTGTCCATGTATTGTTTAATCTTATTAAGGAAATTTAAGCTGTTTTGATTTGCTCTCATTCGGTCATATAGCTTTGTTATTTCCGCAGAGGGCTTAGGCGGCTTGGGCTGTGCTTTGATCCGCTCTTTTGCAAGCTCAAGCCCCATCTCTCTTTGCTTCTGCTCAGCAGCTGACCTAGCAGCCTGCACATCCAGAGCAGACTCAGTGAAAGCAGCCAAGGGACCAACGCCATACATGCGTTCTGCACGTGGCATCCCTTGTAGAACAGACAGTAGACCTGACTGCGATAGACGCTCTAAGAAAGAACGCTCTCTGTTGTTGTCTCCAACACCGTTGCCAAGTTTGAGACCAGCCGTGGTTGCATCGCTAGGCTGGGCAGGACCACCCATGGCGTTAGGCTGACGCATGTCCGATGCAATCATTCTTTCAATTGCCTTGGACCTCATGTAATACGCAGCAGGACTCTCTCCCTCCAACTGAGGAACAAGTGGTGAAGGCTCACTAAATCTTTCAGGAGCACGGCCACCCATAGCATTTGGCTGCTGCATGTCTTGTCGGGCCATTTGCATTGCGTTTACACGTGCTCTTTGAAGCGCCACGTCGTCAACAAGTAAGCCTCTTCGTCGGGCATTTTCTTTGCCAAAAACAAGACCACCTTCTGGTGTCCTGTAAATTGGAACATCAGGCAGTCCCGGTTGTTTGGGGGGCTGAACTGTTGGAAGTGTTATCATGTTCTATCTCACACCAAAAGTTTAATTGGATTGCTACGGATGCTCCTAGCCAGCAAACCGCCGAGCATCTTGGAAATCTGTTCGTTGTACTGCGCTGAACTCATCAGGTAGCTGGGTACTTGGTAAGGGCTTTCTACTTGTCTAAAACCTACGCTACCTGTTGGCACCCTTGGCATGGCAGGAGCAGTTGCACCCCTGACTGGTCTAAAAGGTGTAGCTTTCCCTGAACCTACAACGTCATTTGTAATATCGGCAAACTTTGCTATGTCAAGGCTATCTATTCCGGAAGTTGTACCACCAGCATCAAAGTCGTCTTCAGCCGTAAACTTCTCTGTAAGTTCTTTAACACGATCAGGATCAGTTATTTCTTGATCATCTTCGTCAAAAAACTTATATTCTTTTGTTTCGGGATTATATTCTGAGCGTATACCTGAAAGAGACCCCTCGCCTCCAAAGGGATCACCCATTGACCCGCCTCTATCTAGAAAATCAAATATAGCCATCACAACGCTCCCTACACAAAGAACCTAGCGCCCGTGGCAGCGGCACCAACTAGCTGACTAAACGGACTTGGACCACCCGGCATAACATTGCTGCCAAATCCGCTAGACGTTTGCTGCATCTGTGTGCTGCTGCCCAGACCGGCCAGACCACCAAACAGGTTGGCCATGGTGACCAGCTGCGCTCTGCGAGCCTCTTGGTCTTGCTGTGCTAGCCGTGCAGCGTCCGTAGCTGCCGCTGCCTGCCTAGCTTCCACATCCCTGCCAATCGCTTCCTGTAGCGTTGCAGGCGTCATCTGCGCTTGCAAAGCCTGTTGTGCTGCCCCCGGTGCTCTCTGTGCAGCTGCAATCCTACGGGCTTCGGCCTGCTGTAGCGCAGTGGCCATCTGACGCTGTGCAAGCTCTTCCCGCTTCTGCTGCTGCATGGTCTCCAGTTCACCTAGGGCAGTAGAGCCTAGACCAAACTGACCAGCCTGTATAGCCTGCTGTTGGGCAAGCTGTTTGTCCCGTTCAGTCATGTCCCTAGCTTGCTGCGCAATGACTCCCAGCTGTGCTTGGTAGATGGGGTCTTGCGTGGGATCAGCCATACCACGAGCGATGTCGGCTTGACCAAGCTGCATAAACTGAGGAGCCAAGCTAGCGGCGGTTTCTCCCACCTGTCCATAAATGTCCCTAGCTGCTAGCGTCTGTGCAGCATCGGCAGGGACAAGGCTACCAGTGAACAGTTCAGGGTCTTGTGTAAACGTCTGGCGAACCTCTGGGAGCAGCTGCTCAATGAACGGTTCTACCGGAGCATACGGCCTGATCTCAGACGATCCGCTGGCGGTTGATTGAAACGGCGTAGATACAACTACGGGAGGAGGCGGTGAAAATATGCTACTCATCTTACAGCTTCTTTCTCAGTGTTATCGTCTTAAATTCGTATCCAAGGGGTTCCATTATCTTTTCCCAACCTTTTCGGCCTGTCATCTCAAAGAACTTAAATCCTAGTTTTTTGTAGTAGTCTGCTATCACAGGTGTGATCACATTGAAA